TCAGACATAACTGGTACTCATGAATCTTCCAGTCGCAGATTCGGTATGAACAGTATACCTTTTTGTACATCCCCCCGGAATCTATATCAGCCCGCCTCACCGCTTTGCTTGCTTGCTTTTTGTACCATCGGTTGTTTCGTTGCTTCCAGATTGCCAGCTTTTTTCTCGATCGGCTCATGCTCCGGCTCCTTCGGTATCAACGGTTTCTCACAGAACGGCGGGTTATACGCACACTTGTAACTACCGCCGCCCTTCCAGCATTTAGATGCGTGAGGGCAAAGTGGTTTCATTCCTTCCCTCCTTCAAATAATTCCGGTGCGCTGGTTTCTTTTGTCAGCTCTACCGGGTCAAACAAGCTCGCCTGTGCCGCGTGGTTTTTGTACCGCTTGCAGGCTGCTTCGTAATAATCCGCATCTTTTTCCATCCACGTCAGATCAAAGCCAAGATCGTGACACGCAATACAGATTGAACCGCTTCCGCCGTGGGTGTCGAGAATACGGTCGCCGGGTTTGGCGTATCTGGAAAGGAGCCACTTGTACAGTGCGACTGGTTTTTGTGTGGGGTGGATTTTGTTTCCATTTTTAGGATTTGGAATCCTTACAATTTTTGCTAATTTATCAAAAGTAGTCCAAGCGATTTCACACATTGCAAGCGAAAAATCTTCTGAAATCTGTTTATCCCATACAATTATACATCTAGACGGTGGCAATTTAAAATAATTACCACCCCATATTATTTGATTTTCTGAAATCCTAGATAGTTCTTTGAAGTATTCTTCAGGTGGTACAATATCCCATTCTTTACTCACAATTTCATTAAATTGCATTTTACCAGAAGCTCCTCCGGTGAACCTGTCGCCAATCCCATACGGCGGGTCTACGATCGCCAGCTCGAACGCCTTGTCAGGTAACGTCGCCATATATTCCATGCAGTCGCAATTAAGCATTTCAATCACTGGTTCCCTCCCTCATATCGCTTGTCTGCTTTATCGACGAACCGGACAAAGTGAGGCTGGAAAAGTAGCTCGGCTGTTCCGCACGCGCCGTTCCGGTTCTTTGCTACAATCAAATCAGTGTCGATAGAATCCGCTCCCTGCTCAAGCTCCCGTTCCCGGTGAATTATCCATACCTGATCTGCATCCTGCTCAAACGCCCCGGACTCCCGAAGGTCTGCTATTGTCGGCCTTTTCCCTTCCGCCCCTCGGGTTAACTGTGCCATGACAACTATCGGTACTTTCAACTCCCGCTGTAGGTTTTGGAGCGCATTGCTCATTTCAGCAAACTGCTCATAACGGGGGAGCTTCCTGTCTTTGTATTTGAGTAGCGAAGCATGGTCTATGAAAACCGCCTGTACTCCCAAACACCGAACCATGTACCGCGTCTTTGCTATGATCTGGTCAAACTCACCGCGGGTATCATCGAGAATGTATAACGGCCATTCAGCCATTCTATACCCAGCCCGCTGTATCGGCTCAATGCTGTTCTTTACAAACAACCCGCTTTTCATTTTCCCCGCCTGCTGGTTTGTCAAGTCTGAAAGAATACGAAGTAACAGCGCCTTCCCAGACATCTCAAGCGAAAAGAACGCCGTCTTTACTCCCTTCTGTACAAGCGCCCGGGAAATGTTTATGCCCAGCGCCGTCTTGCCAATCGAAGCCCGCGCGCCGATGATGATGTACTCATCCTGCAATCCGTCGGTGATTCCGTTCAGTGCCATAAGCCCGGTATCATATCCAGACAGTGGCTCTTTACGTTTTAGCGCGTCTTCTAGGTATTCAATCATCGGCAAGATAAAGTCGCGCGCTGTTTTTATCTTCCCGCCTCCAGATGCCTCCGCAATCCGTGCGGCATCGGCAGCGATCCCGTTCAGCTTCTCGGTTATGTTTTCTTCGTTCACATCCCCGGCGGTGCTCATGATCTCCCGGAAAAGTCGGAGCTGTGAAAGCCGACTGACTTTCTGGCAGTAGAATTGCCAGTTAGCACCGGACGGAACAACATCGGTCAGCTGTGCAACGTCTATTGCATACCGCCCGTGTAAACGAGCGGAAAGGGTGACTATGTTTATCTCTTCCCCGTTATCACTCATCGCCACAATTTCGCGGAACATTTCACGGTGCTTGCCAAGATAAAAATCCATCTCGCTTACTGCATGGGTTATGTTCGGTATGAACTCCGGGTTGAGAACCATTGACCCAAGGACAGACCGCTCCATATCCTCATTGAAGTTTTTCATATTTCCTCCAGCTTCCCGTTAAATTGTATCATGCAATTTTCACAAAACAAAGATGAAAGAACTGACCCGCACTTTGGACACTTTGGAGCGTCTTTCAAAGATTGTTTTGGAATAGGCGTGCCTTTGCTGTTCTTGCCATTAAGTAACTTTGATACCTGAAAGTCTGACAAGATGGTCGAAAACTGAAATCCGTTGTCTTTAATCCAATCATCACTCTTTGCGTTTTGAATAACAGATATTATCTCATCTTTTGTTATTCTTTCTAGAAGCTCCTTTATTCTTTTTCTTATTCGTGGATAGTCAATGAAAAGTTTGCCAGAAGGTTTTACTTCAAAAAAACAAGATTCATACGCTTTTTCTATTTCCTCATATATTTCTTTTGATAGTTTATTTATATTACTTTCTTTTGTGTTTACAGATTCTGTAAAGGTTTTGTCTTTTATGTTTACAGTTTCTGTAAAGGTATCTTTACAGTTTTTGTAAAGGTCTTCATTTTCTTCGTTTACAGTTTCTGTAATGTTGACCTCATAAGTTATTCCTTTTTTCTCCTTAACAATAAATATAAGCCCTTTTTCTTGTAGCTTTTTTAACGCTGTTTGAATGGTTGTATTTGAGCTTATTCCAGAACCTTCTCTGATCTGCGAATAACTTATCTTGTCCTTTTTTTTGTGCCATCCAAATGTCTTTCTCATTATCACAAGGAAAACAACGTTTTCTGCGCCACTCAATGTAGGCATAATGTTGTCAAGAAACTCGTTCGGGATCTGCGTGTAATTTGGTTCTCTTATCATTCTTTTCTCCTGAAAACAAAAAAAGCCTTCTGACTTCCCCGCGCTGACTAGGCGCTTCCAGTGGTTACGGCCACTGTAGGGAAATCAAAAGGCTCTCAATTATCACCCCCGTAAAGGCGCGATGTCAACGGTAGTCATCCGCTAACTCCTAAAGAATATCACAGGAATCCTTTTTTGTAAAGATTCCCGTGAATCCAACTATTTAACGTCCTCCGTCTTGCCAAGCAAGTGTTCGTTTCCTTCGTAGGGGATGCACTGTTTCCAACAGCTACCAAGACACAGGAAACGATGGGGAGAATCATCCACATCATATCTACAAAAAATATCACACTCCCACTCATCGCCATCGCTATCCCGCGCAAGCACCCTGTCAAAAGGCTTGAACTCCGGCGCGTCTTTCACGTCTTCCGGTTTCAGAGCGAGAAAATCGGTGATAGAGATTTCGGTGTTTGTCCATGTTTTAAAGCCGTCGGCACATTCATCTTTAAGAATTGCGCCGTCTTTCTCAAAATATAAAACAGGGCAAAACTCATATTTTGTTTCTTCTTTGCCAAAGGACCGCCATTCATACCCCAACCGAAACGCATGGCGCTGGATTGCGGCGCTTACGTCTTCCCGTGTCTCACCTTCCAACATCGACAAATCAATCTTGTATGCTTTCATTCCTTTTCCTCCACAATCTTTCCGTAGAACTCCATGCCATCGGCTGACTGGGTAATCTCTACCCGTGCGCCGTGACAAGCCTTTCCATGCTTTATAAGACGGACCGCGATACCATCATTCGGTGCGCTGTTTATTCCGCGCTCGTAGGATATCGTGCCGTCATCATGCTTCTTGATCTTTACCCGTCCCATCGTCTCCGCCTCCCTCGGCTCTCCATTCCTCAACGTCGCGCATGATCTTGTCCAGATCACCGTTGTTTTCACGAATCACTCCCATCTGTTCAAGGGTGTTAAGGAGCCTATCAATATGCTCTGACATTTGGAAGCTGTTCCAATAGCTTGAAGTCTGCCACACTTCAATACGGCATAGATCTTCTTTTTCGGTTATAGAATGAACGTGCCCTTTCTCCTGTTCAAGCACCATCTTGAAAAACGTAACGGAATCTTTTTTGCAGAATATCTCATGTCGCGGTGCCCAATCTGTCATATCCTGCTCATACAGTTCTTCCGGAGTTATTCTGTTTCTTGTTCCGTTTTCCCGTGACAGCTTTTCTGCAATGATTGTGTACAGCATCCACATGAGCCGGTTTGCTTCCGGACTGCGCTTGCGGTATGCAATGTCCATGACCACGTCGATCTTTACCAGCTCCCGGCCAGCCTCCCTTTCCATGTCGTTCTTTGCCGCGATCTTGTACAGCTCTTTCTGGATCCGCTCACGGTCTGCCGGTTCGTTCTTGAGAATGACCAGATCATCGCTTCTCATTACTCCGCGCTTCCGGTATTCCTCAATGTCGAGCGTTGCCTGAAATCGGAGCTTCATGTTGCTACCCTGATCGCTTCAAGAACAAGGCCGCCTTCAATAGCCGGAATGAATTGCCCGACAAATAGGCTCCCATCTGAACAGGCAAAGGTAATTACCCGCTTTTCTTCCATGTGCTTTACCGTCTGTTTACGTTCGGAAAGGTCAAACACTTCTTGGAAGGTAATAACCCGATTTCCTTTATCCAGCTTTTTCTTGAAATCCTTGACGATCTTTTCTGCTTTCGTTTTCATCGTTGCCTCCATGAGAACCCGGCAAGAACTCCCTGCCGGGTTATTGTTTTGATCAGAACGGAATGTCGTCCGGGAAGCTAGCGGGATCAGCGGGAGCTGTCTGCTGTGCGGGCTTCTGTCCTGAACCGAAAGACTGGCTCGGAGCTTCCTGATCCGGGGCGCTGTCTGTCAACGACCAAAGGACCTTCATGTAGCCCTTACCGTCCTTCGCGATATGAACCCGGCCACGTTTTCCGACCCATGACTGCGGCCGGAAGTCTCCACGGGCAACGCCAAAGGCATCAAAGTCTCGGGTACGCTGTTCGTTCCACTTCGCAATCTTTTCTTCATCGTCGGTCGGACAATCAAAGATGCTCCACTTCCCCGGCGCGTGATCCGGATACCCGTCAATTTTTATCGGTATCTCACGGATCAAATAGCCGGAAACCTGCTTGTCAACAGGCATCCCAAGCGTGACAGTGTAGTCTCCCTCCGGCACTATCCGGTTGTACTCTCTCTGCTGGTATCCGTTGCCGAATCCATAGCCTTGTGCAAAATCACTCATTTCTCAATCTCCTTTCCGTAGTGTTCTCGGTAGTATGAGCAGAATGGCGCAGCCAGACAATATCTCATACACTTCGTATCAAGCCCAGGACGTTCCACCACAAACGATCCAGGATTCTCTGCACTGATCGCTTCCGCATCTTGTTTTGAATTACAGACACGGATAGCGCTTTTTCTCCCATCCTTCATAACAGCGAAGGTTGTTTCCTTCGCCCATCTTTCAGCCGGTGTACAGGGCGGGACCGAATCATCGTCTTTCTTTTCATAGGCGATTATCTGGTCAATCTTTTCTGCCGCTATCCTCTGGAAGTCATAAATCTCAGTCTGTCCGATAGGGAACTGATACGTCACGCACGGCTTTTGCGGATAGGAACTATCCCGCTCTGCTTCCGCCATCTTGTGATCTTTCAGCATTGCGGTGAAACGTGCCTTCTCTACCGGGAATCCGTTGCGGAATAGCAGCCAACCATAACCGCACCCCTGGAACTTCCAGTCTTCAAAGTCCTTGTGTATGATCTTCCAAACTGACGCGGTTTTGTAATCGTCTACCAGCTTGAGCTTCATGTCATACAGGTCCATCCGTCCCGTGATGGTGTACCCGTTCAACTCAGCGCTCAGATATTCTTCCGCGAAAGACGTTTCCCCTTCCGTTTCAAGAACCTTGTGAACAGCCGTGCCGAAAATCATGTTGACCATATCGGCAACATCCATCTCGAACTCGTCCCAGTGACGCTGTGTGAGAATGATTTCCTTCACTCCCTTTTGCAAAGTCGTCACCGAAATATGCCCCGGCTTGTTGTGCTGGTCTTTTTGAACTGCCCGGACAAGCGCCTCTGGTAATCCCATCTTGTTGGTGATTTTCATTCCGGCTTTGCCTCCATCTTTGTAGGCTCGGGAAGGTCATAGAATCCGCGAATTGCCTTGTCTACGAGTACAAGGTCATTTTCAATCACGCGATCCGGGAACATTCCAATCGGGGTTTTTGCCGGAGACTGTCCATCATTCTGCGTATCGAATACAAACTCCTTGTCACGCTTCTCGGCAAGAATCACGATTGAGAACATCCCAGCAATGCAGATTTTGTCATCAAGCAACTTGCCGATTGTTTTCTCTTTCGAGTTTCCGAATTCGTCAACTTCCAGATGGTGCAAAAAATAAACGATTTTATTTTCCGGGAGCTTTGAAACTTCATTGACCAGATTCCAAAAGTTTACGCCAATCTCGGTAAACTTCTCGAACCCCTTTTCCCTTGCCCGGCGCATAAACTCGTTCGCCATGAGATACTGCGAATCGTCTACCACGACAATGTCGCACGGCGCTTCCTGCAGAACCCTCGACACGTTCGCATACACGTCCGTGTTGATCGTCCGCTTCTTTGTTTTGAAGGGCAACGGCTTTCCGTTTACCTCGACAACAGAATAGGTCTGCGGATCAAGATTTCGCAAACTGGTGCTTTTACCTGCTCCGCTTTTCCCAAGAATCATGACGGCTATTCCCATCTCGTTCTCCTTATGAAATTATTATTTTTCAGCTCTCGCCGAACCATATCCCCGCATGCTCCTTTCATACGGTTTTGAAAATAAACAGTCCCCATGAAACGAGAACTGCAATGCAAAAGATAATGTACAGAATCTTTCCCGCGAACGGTGTCAGTGGGCAACGCATCATTCGTCTCCAAACCAGTCGAGCAATAACATCCCGACCAGTTCAATGACAACAAGCGCAAGCATCCACTGACAGACCGGATCGGTGAAAAGCTCTTTCACGCTCACTTGCTTGCCTCCATCCCGGCGGTCTCGACCGTAAGCTGATTGAGTGCCGAGCGAATGCCAGCAGCGCATCCATCGTGCCACAGGTAGGCATCAAGGTTTCCCTCATTCATGCACTTGACAGAATTGTCATGCTCCATCCGTTCCATGTCCTTCAAAACTTCGTACAGTGTCATCATTACCTCCAGTTGACCGACTCACAAATAGGAACGCCGAAGTCTGCCTCGGCCTTACGAATTGATAGTTTGTATTCTTCATTCTCGATGTCCATGAGCAACGTAGCCAGTTGCATTTCAGTAACCCTCCGGACCCGTTCTTGGTGTTCATAACAAACGTAAACAGCGTCCGGTTCCATCTGTTCGTTGTCCTCGCCGAACCACTTGAGCCATCCTGCTTTGTCCAGTAAATAACTCTCTTCATTTAGGTGCGGAATGTCTCCATCCCGTACTTCCTGAATCATCTTTTTCGCTTCTTTCATGTAGTCCATCTCTTGTCCTCCATGTTTATGTTATAACATAGATTTTAATTGTTGTAAAGTGTTTTTATATCAAAAATTAAAGTTTTTTGCTTTTTTTATATTAGAATTGACATCTTTCTTCTATTATTATATCACATTTTCTACAATGCCCTATACGCCGTCTTTTTACAAAAAAGGTGTAAATATATGGTTTTGGCCACAAGTCTTCATTTCGGTGCCTTTTTTGGCCTCTGGTGGCGTTTTATCGGCCTTGTTTCCCGGAGAAAAGAAAAACCCTGACCGGGAGCCTCTTTTGAAGTCCGGGCAGGGAAAAAACAGGGCGCATCTGTTTTATTTTTTTATACCAACTTCTTGATCCTCGCGTATAAATATAGCAAGGTAAAAGCCACGAAAAACCCGAGAATGAGCGCAATGGCAAGACGCTGTCCCTTCAATATCGCTATCTCGGTTTTCTGTTCCAGGTTCTCTGTCCGGAGTTCTTCCGACTGCCCGGCCAGCTTCAGGGACAGCTCGTTTGCAGCCGTTACTTTTTCTTCCAGTGTTTTATGAAGCTCGACAAGATCCCCGACTTCCTTCGCGTGTTTCGCGGTTAGATCGGCATACTCGGTCTTGGCGGTAACATCCGCTATTTCCTGAGCGCTGTCTGCGGTATCCTGAATCGCATCTCCCAGGGCATCCGTTGCGTCGGTCAGTTCGGTTTGTGTCTCGATTACGTCAGGTGTTATGGAAGGCGCAGAAGTGCAACCCAAAATAAAAGCGCACAGACAACATATAACCAAAACCAGCGTTCTTCTTCTTGCATTCACGACAATCTCGCTATGTATTCTTCCGGGGCATGATGTGAGAGCCATTCTACTTCACTCAATCCATAAGGGCGCGC